CCAAGTACGTTGGTGGCACGGCATCTGGTACGAGTCAGTATGCTTATTATACTGGCACGGGGGTGACAGTAACTGCGTCAGGACAGTATACGTTTAGTTTATTTGTAAAGGCAGGCGCAACTAATCCGCTGAATTTTTGCGCATTATCGTTTACCTCATATACAGGGGGAAGCGGCACATCAATTTCATGTTTCAGCCTTGCCAGCGGCACGGCATTAACAGCAGGTGCAAGCATTCAAGATTACGGCAACGGATGGTATCGATTGATTTCAGCACCATATACGATTGCATCGGGTGACCTTGCTGGCACAGTATTATTTGCATTAGCCGAAGGAAATAACGACATTACTTGGCCCGCATCAGGCGCACTTAACCTAACCGCATACACTTGGGGCGGACAGGTCGAAACAGGCAGCGTCGCGACCACATACATCCCCACAACGACAGGAGCAGGAAGCCGTGCCGCCGACGTCATCAGCGCATCGGGTGCGCTCGTCAGTGGCTTGATAGGCCAAACGGAAGGGACGATGTATTTTGAAGTATCGGATATCAAAGGTGTTATTACGGGAACGGGCAATCCTGCATTAATGATAAGAAATTCAGCGTTTACTAATTGGATTGGATTGACTTCAAATAGTATTGCAGCACCATTTAGAATCACTGTCAGGTCAACTACAACCACTTTAATAAATTACACATCCGCAATTAGTGAAGGAAAAGTTGCAATCGCATACAGCGCAAACGGTGCGGTTGTATATGTTAATGGATCGGAAGTAGCATCAACTGCTACAAATCCTAATTTGACATTAAATATAGTGGCGATGGAGCAATACATGCCTTTCAAAGTTGAATCATTGGCCCTCTACACCACCCGCCTCACCGATGCCCAACTCGCCGAATTAACCCGACTATAAATGGCTACCTTCCGCAAATACGCCTTCCCCAACGAAGCGACATTCACCGCGCTACCAGTGCCGCAAGGCTTCGCAGTGCCGCTGGGTGAAATAGAGGGCACTTACTGCGTCGACATTCTTTGGGATGCAGAGCCGCAAGCCGACTACCTGCCCTTCGAGTGCTGGCCTCCGCCTGTCGGGGTGCATACCTTCCTTGGCTGGGATGACCAGTACGGCAAAGACTACACCGAGCGCGACGACGTATCTAACACACTAAACGAAGATTAACAATGATCGACTTCCTCAAATCAATCGGCATCAACCTCGGCCTGACCATCGCTGGCTTCTTCGGCGCACTACTGCTCGCGCCAAAGATGAAGAACTGGAAAATGCAGCTGATCGCCGTCCTTTCAGGCACGTTATCCGCAACCTACATCGCGCCTGTGATCATCGGCATCCTGAACATTAAAGCGCCGAACATCGAGTACGGCCTCGCCTTCATCGTCGGCTTTTCAGGCGTCAAGATCACGGAGGTGCTGGAAGTGCGCATCATGAAGCTGCTGAAGTCAACACCAAACCAATAGTATGAATATAACCCGACACGCAGCGAATGTTCACACCTTCGACTGCGAAGGGAGGGAGGCGGAGTTTCTGCTCATCAGCGACCTGCATTGGGACAACCCGAAGTGTGATCGCGACCTGCTAAAGAGCCACCTCGACGAAGCCGTGCGCAGAGGCGCAAAGATCATCATGAACGGCGATACCTTCTGCCTGATGCAGGGGCGCGGAGATCCACGCAGGGGCAAGGATGAAATCAGGCCAGAACACAACAAGGGCAACTACCTCCAAGCCGTCGTAAACGACGCGGTGAACTGGTTCAAGCCATACGCTAAGCATATCGCGCTGATCGGCTACGGCAACCACGAGACAAGCGTGATCCGCCATGTCGAGTTCGACGCATTGCAGATGTTCGTCACGCTGCTAAACCACGATTGCAAGACCGACGTTCAGCTTGGCGGCTACGGCGGCGCGATCCTGTTCGGCTTCACGCATAGTCCTAAAGCGAACCACCGGACACGCTTTGCGATGCACTACTACCACGGTTCAGGCGGAGGCGGCCCAGTGACCAAAGGCGTCATCCAAGACCAGCGAATCATGGCGATGGTCGAAGGCTACGACTGCACTTGGCAAGGGCACGTGCATGAGTTGTATCATCACGTCAACGTCATCACCTACCTCAACCGAAGCGACTATATAATCAAACAACGGCCTCTGCACCAAATTCGTACAGCGACATACAAGGAGGAGTATCAGGGAGGAGTTGGTGGCTTTCACGTTGAGAGAGGCAGACCGCCGAAGCCATTGGGTGGCTACTGGATGAAGCTGAAACTGATCCACCTGAACACCAAGAAAATAGACACCCGCGTCATTGATGCGACGTTCACGACGACCAGCACCCGATAGGGTGTAAAGTGGTAGGAGGCGTATTGATTCGTACCTTATGGGGTGTAAAATCAAGACCAATGATATTTAATTTTGCAACCTAAATAGGCCAAATGCGAAACATCAAATACCTTGTCGTTCACTGCACGGCGACACCGCACTCAACGACAATCGATTCGATTCAGAACTACTGGCGGACAAACCTGAAGTGGAAGTCACCCGGTTATCACAAGGTCGTCAAACCCAACGGCGAAGTCATCACGATGGCACCGGATGACACCGTATGCAACGGCGTTGCCGGCTACAATTCGGTGAGCCTACACATCAGCTACATCGGCGGCGTTGACAGCCGGGGCAACCCGGTTGACAATCGCACGCAAGGCCAAAAAGACGCACTCTCACAGGTGTTGCATGAGTGGCGCGCCAAGTACCCAGCGGCCAAGATACTCGGCCATCGCGACTTCCCGAAAGTATCCAAAGCCTGCCCATCGTTCAATGCGACACAAGAGTACGCTCATATTTAGCCTGCTGCTTTTTGGCTGCTGCCGGAAGCCTGCGGAGGTAATCCGCACCAGTGCTATCGTTCACACCGACCGGCAAGTCGTGACCGCTGGCAGCTTGACGGAGTTGACGCTTCCCGACCTGTGCGACAGTGCCGGGTTGATACGCCGCTTCGCCCTGCGCGATAGCGCGAAAACAAGCGTTCTAAGCGTGTCAAATTCGGGTAGTGGCATTGTCATACGCCTGCGCAGAGATACGGTCGTAGAGCGCTTAATAATGCGCGACACGACAATCGTAGATCGCACTGTCGTCGTTCAGCCGAAGAAGCGCAAAAGCAGGTGGCCGATACTGCTAATGGGGGCGATTTTGGGACTGCTGGCGAGCGTCGTTTTGTTCGCTCGGTTGAGGTAAGTGCGGAAAATCAAGGCTTGGAAATCGGGGGCGTTGGACAAGTTTTGTCCAAAAGTGCGTCTACGCGCTGGAAACGCATAAAAAAAAATAAAAAAACATTTGGAACGTATATATATATGTATGTATATTTGCATATACCAAAGCGGTAGAAATTTAACCAACTAAAAAAACCAACCATGTACAAGAGATCATTCAAAGGCTACTACGCCAACCTCACACCAGAAGAACGCGCAGCGAAAGAGCAGGCACGCAAAGAGCGCGAAGAAAAAGCACACATGCGCCGTGTTGCTGAAATCGAAAAACTACGCGCCAAGTCCAAGTTCAACTACGCAACTGCCGGTGGCTCATTCATCCCGACGCGCGAGCAGTACGAAGCCGCCATCGCGATGGAACGCGCAGGCATTGACGTGATGCAGGCAACTGCATTGCAGGGCGCGTACCTTGCCCAGTCAAAAGTTAGCCACGACATCATCCACGTCATTAACGAGTACCGCCGTTCACTTCCAACCCTTTAACCAACCCAACCCAATGAACCACGACATCATCAGTTACACCCCGATTACCCTCGACAACGGCATCGTCGTTGAGGCCTACATCCACAAGCTGCCGAGCGGCATGTATGCGATGCACGCGGACTATCCATTCACTGCCAACAGCAACCCGACGCGAACACGTCAAATTGTAGACGCGCTATTTCGCAGCCAACACCGCGACTGGTTCCGATTCATCCGCTTCCAACGCTCATCAACACCTCTACCAATGCCAACCTTAAACCCAACCAAACCATGAACTTCATCCCCGCATACCTCTACGCGTGGCATCGCCATATCCGCTACATGCTGGAACGAACCGCAACGCCTTCATCCAGCGAAACCAAAAGGCCGCTGACGTTCAACTACGAACTCTACGGCCGCTACCTTCAAGCACGTCAAAACCTTCTAAACCAAAATTAACTATGCAACAAGCACCAACCCTTTGGGATCGCATGAGCGCCGAAGACCGCGCCGCCATAGAAAGCTACGAACACGTACACAGCAGAGAGTTCTGCATCGAGTTCCTTACAACCAACTACTTCTACACGAGATGCACCTTCAACGAAATACAAACGCTGCTGATAGTGCTGGAAAAAGAGCGCACCCTGTCTAACTTCCAAAACCTTTTTTACGAACTGGATGTGAGCAACCTACTCCTAATCATCCCATTCCTGCTGTCAATGGTCTACATGATGGTAGACTTTCACCACAGCCTTTTGTGGTACATATCATTCTGCGCACTGCCTATTATTTATTTATGTATATTTGCGTACCTAAAGAAAAACAATGAACTCAACCAAGAAGATGACACCGACACTTTCTAACCAGTCCAAAATGCAACTTACTTCCGTCTACTGCGAGGCTGACACCCTCACCCTATGCCGGGCGCGATTTGGCAGCATCCGCGCCGCGTTGAACTTCGCTGCAAATCAACCAACTAAACAAACCAAAAATGCACCAATTCAAGACGACCAACATTAAAGGCAAACCCTATGTCGAAGTAGTCGAGCGCCTCAAATACTTCCGCGCCAACTTCGCCGACCACTCACTCACCACCGAAGTCGTGCAGCTGACACCCGACTTCTGCGTACTGAACGCACTCATCACCGATCCCAATGGCCGCATCGTCGCCAGCGGCATGGCGCAGGAAGACCGCACCAGTAGCGCGATCAACAAGACGTCGTACGTCGAGAACTGCGAATCCTCCGCGTGGGGCAGAGCGCTTGGCAACTTCGGCATCGGCTTGGAAACAAGCATCGCAACCGCTGAAGAGATGACGCTCGCAATCGGCAAAGAGCAGATGCTCACCGACCTCCGCGTCAAATACGGTCAAATGCTGATGGCTAAGGTCGCCGATCCCGATCAGCGCTACAAGCTTGAGGCACGCGAGAACTGGGATGCGGCGAAGTACGAATCAGGAATCAAATATCTTT